ATTCCTTGTTACTATAAGAAAGATTATCCGGAATGGTCGGATAGAGGGGACGGCCCTGGTGCTCCTGTGGCAGTTCATCTACCTAACAGTCCAGTAATCGCAACAGGTAAGAGAGATGGTTCTAAAATTAGATTACCAAATGGTAACTACTTAGAAGAAACAGCTTCTTACTATGTTATGGTTGAAACAAAAAATGGTGGGTATACACCAGCGTTGATTACGATGAAATCTACGCAGCTGAACGTCAGTAAAAAATGGAATTCAATGATGAAAACCATACAAATACCTGATGGACAGGGTGGATTTGCTATCCCGCCTATGCATGGGGTGGTCTATACGTTGGCTTCAGCACTACAAAAGAACGATAAAGGTTCTTGGTATGGTTGGGTTGTAACGATGGATCGAATATTAGGACAAACTGATAAATCTTTATACAGCAATGCAAAAGATTTTAGAGGTAATGTTGCTAAAGGAAACGTGCAAACAAAAGCAGATGTGGAAGAGAAAGCTAAAGATAGTACACCGTACTAAATTTAGTTTAAGGGGGATTGTGAGATCCCCCTTTACAAAGAAATAAAAATATATTATATGAAGAAATTCAAACAAATTTTTAGTGGACTAGAAATCGCATATGGACAATATCAACCCGGAGAACGTGGTACCAATGGAAAACAAAAAGGCAAAGCTTTTATTGTTCGTAAAAGCGTCACCGACGACCTCTGGACAAACCACCTTGAAGGTAAAGGACCCGCATTGGGTATCATCCCTATTACACAGAGCAATGATTGTAGGTGGGGTTGCATTGATATTGATGAATATGATCTCGATCACCTTAGTCTCATTCAAAGCATACGATCTTTTAACTTCCCCCTAATCGTTTGCCGTTCTAAATCTGGCGGAGCACATGTTTTTCTTTTTACTAAAGAAAATATTTCTGCAGCTGTGATGCAATCAAAACTTAAACAATTTTCTAAAGCTTTAGGATATGAAGGATCAGAAATCTTTCCTAAACAAACAGAAATTCTAGTGGAACGTGGTGACACTGGTAATTTTTTAAATTTACCTTACCACAATCAAATGAAAGGACTACGATATGCTATCAACGATAATGGCTCCGGTTGTACACTTGAGGAATTTTATCAGCTCTATGATAAGTTTTCTCTTCGAAGCGAAGAGGTGGAGAAAATTAAAGTCCAAGAGAAAAAAATAGACGAAGCTTTTCCTAATGGTCCCCCTTGTTTAAACAAATTGGCATCAATTGGTTTTGGTGAGGGGTCTAGGAATAATGCATTATTTAATATTGCAGTTTATTATAAACAATCACATCCCGATAGTTGGGAAGATAAAATTGTAGAAGCTAATTCTAAATATATGGAACCTGCTTTAAGTAATAATGAAGTTCAGCAATTAATTAAATCAGTTAACAGAAAAGGTTATGACAAGTATAGATGTAAAGATGCACCTATTAATGCAGTATGCCAAGCAGGTTTATGCAGAACAAAAAGATTTGGTGTTGGTTATGGAGAAGAAGAAATGCCATTACTTGGAAGTTTAACCAAATATACTTCTGCACCTCCTCAATGGTTTTTAAATGTAGATAAAACTAGAGTAGAATTAAAAACAGAACAATTATACAGTCCCCCTTTATTTGCTTTGGCCTGTTTGGACCAAGCTAACTTAGTAGTACCTGTTCCTAAAGCTAGAGATTGGAAAGAACATTTTTTAAAACCTTTAATGAATAGTTTACAAGAAGTAGAACCTTTAGAATCTTTAAATCCTACCAATGAATTAACAGGACTCTTACAAGATTGGACTACGAATAGACAAGCAGCACGAACNNTNGATGATATTTTTAACAAACTTCCTTACACTGATNACAAAAGAGAATTTACTTATTTTAGAATGGAAGATTTTTATAGTTTCTTAAAAAAGAATAATTGGGAAATGGATAAGACTAANACAGGAAATTTAATTAAAAGATTAACTAAAGAAGCTGATTATATAGAAGATATTTTTATAGAAGAAACAAGATTACGAATAAAAAATCAACAACCTAGAGTCGTTAAAATTAAAACCATGAAAAAAATAGAAGCTGCTATTTCTAAAGTGGAATATCAACAGGATGATTTTTAATGGATGTAGGTATTAATTGGCACTTAAGATTCAGAGAAGAGATTAGAATTCTTAAGGAAGAATTAGAACTAACTCAAATTCACTTAAATATTGCTGAACGTAAACTAAAAAAATATGAAAACAATAATACTGGGTCCACCCGGAACAGGAAAAACAACAACGTTGTTAAACTTAGTGGACGAATTTATACAAAAAGGAATCCGACCTAAACAAATAGGTTATTTTTCTTTTACTAAAAAAGCTGCAACTGAAGCTGCTACTCGGGCTGCGGATAAGTTTGGTTTAGATATAGAGAATGATTTAACTAACTTTAGAACTTTACATTCTTATGCATTTAGAGAAGTAGGTATGACTAAAGAAAAAATGATGAAGACAGAAGACTATAGGGAATTTGGGCAGAAATGTGGCATTCCTATTAAGACTGCTAAATTTTCTACAGATGATGGTACTTTTAATTCGGATAACGAATACTTAACTATTATTAACACAGCAGCGGTCAAGCGAATGGATCTATTAGAATACTATGATTCTAGAAAAAATATTTTAGACATAGAAAGAAGCACTTTATTTTTATTNTCCGAGGAACTTAAAAGATTTAAAAAAGAAAANAGNTTACATGATTTTAATGATCTATTGGAAACTTTTATTGCTAAAAATATTACACCTAGTTTTGAAGTTTTATTTATAGATGAGGCTCAGGATTTATCCTTACTACAATGGGATATGGTAAGAAAGATTTGGGCTAATGCTAAAAAAACTTACATTGCAGGTGATGATGACCAGGCTATTTTTAAATGGGCAGGTGCGGATGTGGATCACTTTATAGCTTTAAAAGAAGAAGTGGATGATATTAAAACTTTAGACCAATCTTATCGTATACCTGGTGGGCCTATTCATGAATTGTCTCAAAAAATTATAAGTAAAGTACAGAACCGGTTTCCTAAAAATTATAAACCTAGGGCTGAAGAAGGAATCTTAAAACGATATTCGGANATNACCCAGGTAGATATGTCTGAAGGTAATTGGTTAGTTTTATCTTCTGCTAATTATTTTTTAGAAGANGCTAAAGATTTATGTGANATTCAAGGATGGTATTATCAATACAAAGGAATGAATTCTGTATCATTAAAACTTTTATTAGCTTTAAATAATTGGGAACATTGGCGTAAAGGTGAATTATTAAATCATTTAGAGATTAAAAATGTCTACCAATATTTAGGATCTAATATTTTAGTTGGGTTTCAAAAGGGAAAAACTTTACATTCGGATGCGAAGTATACATTAAAAGAGTGCCAAGAGCAACATGGATTAAAAACCAATAAAGTTTGGTACGATTCTTTTGAAGGATTAGATAATATTACAGAGAACTATATTCGTAACATGAGGGCGAATGGAGAAATGATAAATAAAAATCCTCGTATTAAAATGTCAACCATACACGGAGCGAAAGGAGGAGAGGCCGATAAAGTTTTATTATTACAGGACCTAACAGGTGCTGCATTAGAAACGTTTAGTCACGACCCGGATGAATTACATCGATTATTCTATACCGGAGCGACGAGAGCGAAGCGTGAATTGCATGTATTAGATCCTAAAAATTTTGATCGGGCTTATATACTATGAAATGTTTTTATTGTGATGCAGAAGTAAGATGGAATAATGACTATGATACAGAAGATACTTACCCAGATTCAGAACATAATATAGTCAGTATGTATGAATGTGATAAATGTAAAGCTTGGTATGAAGTATTTTGGGATAAAAAGGAGAAAAAANNATGAGTNNAGTNTGGAATAAACAAATNGGNGGANNNCANTATCAAAAGTTTTCTATTCAACCTAGCAAATTTGTAGTGGAGAATAAGTTGCTTTTTCCNGAAGGCTGCGCTATAAAATACATATGCAGGCATCCGTTTAAAGGAAAAAAAGAAGATTTGCTTAAAGCAATTCACTTTATNGAGATGATTATTGAAAGGGATTATAAGTGAGAAGCACTCAAATACCTTTATTCACTCCGGATACGGAATGGGTAATGCCAGAAGAATTAAAAGATTTAACAGGCGCTAAAGAAGTAGCTATAGATTTAGAAACCAATGATCCAAATTTAACTACATCAGGATCGGGTAGTGTTACAGGAAAAGGACACATTGCGGGCATTGCGGTAGCCGTAGAGGGCTGGTCAGGCTATTTTCCGATATACCATGAGCAAGGTGGAAACCTTGATAAAAGACTGGTGTTATCTTGGCTTCAAGACTTATTTAATCAAACCGAAACAACTTTTATTTTTCACAATGCAATGTATGATATTTGCTGGTTAAGATCAGCAGGTCTTACGGTTAAAGGTAAGATTGTAGATACAATGATTGCAGCCTCTTTAATTGATGAGAATAGATTATCTTATCGTTTAGATACTTTAGCAAAACATTATGTAGGGATAGGTAAAGATGAAAAGATTTTACAAGAAGCTGCTAAAGATTATGGATTAGATCCTAAAAAAGATATGTGGAGATTGCCAGCGCTTTTTGTTGGACAGTATGCGGAGCGTGATGCGGAAGCAACTTTAAAACTTTGGCAAAGATTAAATGTAGAACTTCATCATCAGGAATTAATGGATGTTTTTAATTTAGAAACAGAACTCTTTCCATGTTTAGTTGATATGAGATTTAAAGGTGTAAGAGTTAATCTTGAAAAAGCTAGCGAAATTAAGAAAAATTTAATGCAACGTGAAGCTAAAATAGTGAGTAAAATCAAAGACTTAACGGGATTGGAAGTAGAAATACATGCAGCTAGATCTATTGCAAAAGCATTTGATAAATTAAAACTTCCTTATGATCGCACAGCTAAATCTAATGAACCTAGTTTTACAAAAAACTTTTTACAAAATCATCCTCATGAATTAGCGAGAGCCATTGCAGACGCAAGAGAAATTAATAAAGCACACACAACTTTTATAGATTCCATTACCAAACATTCTCATAACGGCAGAATACATGCAGACATCAATCAAATAAGATCTGATCAAGGTGGCACGGTGACGGGAAGATTTTCAATGAGCAATCCTAACTTACAACAAATTCCTGCAAGACACCCAGAACTGGGACCTATGATTAGATCTATTTTTATTCCAGAAGAAAAAACTGTTTGGGGATCTTTTGACTACTCACAACAAGAGCCTAGAATTTTAGTACATTATGCAAAACTACAAAATTTAGAAGGAGTTGATGAAATTGTTGACGCATACAATGCAGGAGACGCAGATTTTCACCAAGTTGTTGCAGATATGGCAGGTATCGAACGTAAGCAAGCCAAAACAATTAATCTTGGTTTGATGTATGGTATGGGTAAAAATAAATTAATGTCAGAGTTGGGTTTGATGAAAGAATCCGCAGAAAAATTAATTAGACAATACCATTCTAAAGCACCTTTTGTAAAAAAATTAATGGATAATGTTTCTCGCAAAGCAAATGATAGAGGCAAAATTAGAACTTTAGGTGGAAGAGCCTGTCATTTTGATTTATGGCAGCCAACACAGTTTGGTATATTTAAACCATTACCTTTAGAAATGGCTAGAAAAGAGTATGATGAGCCTTTAAAACGTGCGTTTACGTACAAAGCATTAAACAAACTCATACAAGGATCAGCAGCAGATATGACAAAAAAAAGTATGGTAGCTTTGTATAAAAATGGTATAATACCACACATACAAATTCATGATGAGGTTGATATCTCTGTTGAATCTGCAAAAAAAGCTGAAGAAATAATTGAGATTATGGAATCTGCTGTTAAACTTAAGGTTCCGAATAAAGTCGATTATGAATCAGGCCCAAGTTGGGGTCAAATTAAATAGGAGGAACATGGAACATATTAAAATTTTGTGTCAAAAAACATGGTTAGATTATAATCATTATATTATTGGCGCAGCTATTGGTTTTATATTAGGCGCAATTATATTGTAATGCTTAGTAAAGAACAAAATAGATTATTAAAAAAACATTCTAAACGCCATACTAAAAAACATATGAAGTCAATGGCGCAAGCGATGAAAAAAGGAATTTCCTTTAAAAAATCGCATTCAGCAGCAATAAAAAAAGTAGGAAAATAATTACCTTTTACGCAAGTAAAAATAATTATATTTTAATTTAATTTATATCTTTTACAAGAAGGTATGAAACTACGAAGGAAACTAAAAAATGAATGATAAATTAATCACGGCACTACTGGCTATCCTATTAGCATTAGGTGGATGGAATCTTTCTCAAACTTTTAAACTGTCGAATGAAATGACAGAGGTTAAAGTTAAAGTGGAACAAGTAGAAAAAGCAATAGGTAAAAGTTTAAAAAAGAATAAAAGAAAAAATAAGAAAAAAAAGGCTGAGTAAATGAATATAGCCGAACTATTTAAAAAAAATTTTATCTTTGTCCCTATTATTGTTTCAATAATCGTTGGGGGTTTTACTTCTATCAAGTATGTTTTAAGTTTGACAACAACCATTAATGACAACCAACAAACTCTTATTAATATGGAAAGAGATGTAGGTGTTCTTAAAGAAAGTTTATCAGAAGCCAAGAGTAGACTTGCATCAGCAGAAGCTACATGGAATATGGCAGAAAATTTATATAATGTTTTAGCTAACGAGGTTAGAGAACATGGCTATGATATTAAGGATCTCAATAGAGATATGAATAATTAAGGATTTATGTATGGAGATTCTCAGGATGAACTACAGATTTACAGCAGCAATAATTATAGCTATGTGTTTAATGGTTTTGTTTATGGAGCCTGCTTATCCTAAAAATGAATACTTAGATTTAAGAACGGACAATCATTGTAATAATGGTTACTTCGAAGCTAGTATAGAACAAGAGGATGATCAGTACAGCAGAGACCATTATAGTAACTCTAGCAATTATAAAGACACAGAAGATGACAGGCGAATTACGTTTAGTTATAGACGTTATCTAGGTTCATCTTGTACTAAAGAAAATACCGAACTCCAACAAGAAATAACAGAATTAAGAATGCTAATGGAATTAATGAAGAAGTGTGAAAAAGTTAATCGTAATCCGGGTTATGCTAGTAATCCATCATTTGCTTTATTATACAGAAAATGTGCTGGTATCTTACCAATGACTAAAACAATACAAGATGATGAATTCAGAGCCAAAGGAAATTATTGGGAAGAACTCAAAAAGGGCTATATGAAAGAAAATCCAGGTGATTATATGGGTCCCAAGCTACCTAAAAAAAATAGTTTGAAAATGCCTCCAGAAGACTTTATACTTCCTGAGCCAAAACCAACGGAATAATTATGAAAATATCAGACACCACTGCTGTAAGCATGCCGATGCGTAATTTATTATCTATTTTAGTAGCCGTAGCAGCAGGAGTCTGGGCTTATAGTGAAATTACAACAAGACTTACTTTCTTAGAAACATCAAAACAATTGATGGAACAAGATTTATTAGAAGCAAGTACACAAAAACCTATAGACCAAGAACAGTTCATGATGTTGGAGGATTTGTACAAACAAACAGAAAAGTTAGTGGAACGAGTTGATGGCATGATGCACAACCAAGTGAACATAGAAAGATTAGAAAAAGACATGGGAAAAGCCCAAAGAGATGTTGAAAAATTAAAAGATAATATGCGTACCTTTTCAAATGGAGCACATTAATGACTGAAGTAGTAGTAGCTTTATTAATGTTTCTGAATGGAAACATGATTGAATACACTTACAAAGATTCCATGTCAAAATGTTTAAAAAGTAAGCGTATTGCCATGAGAGAAATTAATCCAGATACTGTTATTATGACTTGTAAAAAAATATCAGCTGAGACAGAAATTTATCAAGGAAGAAAAAAAATACTTAAAGTTTTAGGAAGTGGATAAAAAACATTACAATTTTTTCTTAAAAAAAAACAGAAGAAAACGTAATCCCATAGCGAGGATACTAAATGTCTTTACTCCTAAGACAATACCAGATAAAACAAAGTATGACCGTAAAAAAAACAAGAATGCCTTTTAGTTTTCAAACTGAAATTGTAACAGGGGTATGTGATGCATGCAAACTTAATACAGTTTTAATAGGAATAGATAGTGCGTTTTATAGATGTGTAAGTTGTGGAGAAGATCTAGAACAAAAAGTGAATGGTGTAATTAAATACATCGTAGCTAACAAGAACACTAGATTTAGAAATTCACATGTCAAAGAAAAGTAAATTTGGTACTAACACCTATGTTAAAATAACTAAACCCAAAATAGGTCGCCACAAAAAAAATATGAATAAGTCCGAAAAACTTTCATATAAAAAATATCATCGCCAAGGGCATTAAATGAAAATTTTGTTATCACTCATCATCTGCTCCGCAGTAGCAGGTGAATGTCAACCTCCTTTTAAGAGTAAAATTATGTATGAAGATTGGTCCAGCTGTATGTATGCTGGATATAATGACTCTTTACAACTTCTAGGTGTAATGGGAGATGATTATATTAATACTAATCAAATTTTTATTAAATTTCACTGTAAAGAATTAAAAGAAACTTAGAATGATTCTAAATTGCTTGCCGTAAGTATAGATACTCACGGCAAACAAAAGGTGTGAGAAGAGATCATCAGAATACATCAAAAATTATATACTTGCAATACTTTATTTATTAGTGTAGTTTCCCATAAAGTGAGAAGTAATCAAAGAAATAATATAAACAGAAAGAGGAAAAACAATGGCAGATCCTAGTAAATTTAAGTCTGTAAGTGTTTCTACCCCAACTTATAAAATTTTAGATTTTTTAAGACGCGGTAAAATAACTGATGCAGATTTAACAATTAGTAAAACAATCGAAAGTATTGCAAAGAAAGAAGCTAAAAAACATGGATACAAAAATGGAAAAGCTGACTAAAGTTATTTGTAATAAATGTCATGGAAATGGCTTTTATTCAGTACCTTACAGTCTTGCACACGAAGAGGTGCATGCTCAATGCGATCAATGTAAATCAACCGGAGAAATCGAAGTGATAACTCCAGAAGACTTAAGAGAAAGAGGTGTAATATGAAAGAAGAAGAACTAAAAGAACAACCTTATCGTCCCTTTGGAAAATATTTATTATTCATCGAAGAAAGTATGATTGATGGACAAGGTTTATTTTCTGCGGAAGATTTAATTCCTAAAGGAACTAATTTGGGTGTGTCTCATATAGAAATAGAAAAAGATAAAATGAGTCCCAAAGAAATGATAAGAACACCATTGGGTGGATTTATTAATCATCAACCCTTTGAAAAAATACGTAATGAAT